TATCACTACCGTCAGTAGGAGTAAGCGCAACATGTTTAAAGTCTAATGCGATATCCACACGACCGCCATTTAATGTTAACGTTGATACTCCTGCAATATTAGCGATACTTAAAATGTTAGGGTCAGCATTTAATATAACGTCGAATAATTCTGAATAATATAAATATCCACTTGTATTAGGAGGATTTGAAATGACCTTAACTCCACCTATCGGCAATGTATTAATATAATTAATAAGTGCTGCCTTCACATTTGCTGTTACTTGATTTTGTAAAGTAGTATCCATAGATTGATTAATAGTTAACTGCATGACAATAGTCATGGTCGTAACTGAAGGCCCAATAACATCATACATAATTGATAAGCCGCGATATAATTCTATATTCGCTTTTACGGCATTAATTAATGGAGATGGAGGCGATCCGGTACCATCATCAACAACAACGAAAAAGAAACCGTACAAAGTAGAGCCGCTGGTATCCTTATTTTCTACAATTTGATAACGCTTTACTTGATTGCCATATTGGGGCGTATTCACAACTGCAAAAGCAATCGCCAGATAAGTAGCTCTTGAAAGACCCTGCAAATACAAAACAAAATCCGCTTTTGTTTGCGTATCAGTTGCAGTGTTTTGGCCATTAGTTAAAGCACCAGGATTAGTGACCGCATTAACATTAATAAGACTACTTACAATTGTATTAATTTGTCCTGCGCCAATATTGCCTACTAGTCCAGTCTGCGTACACATTATAGGTATGCCAGATATCGTGGAAGTATTAATAGGCAGAATATAGGAATTAGAAGGTGCATCATAATGTGCATTAGTAGTGTCAACGACTGTCGTAAATTGTACGGGCGTACCATTAGAGGTGGAAACAATAGTTGTTGCAGCGGGAATATAACTTGTATTAGTAGTAATGGTACGAGTAAAAGTAACAACACCCGTAGATGCTGATGCAGGCGGCCTAATAAATCCAAACTGTTGCACAAATGTATCAACGTCATTGCCACTTGATGTTTGCAATCGTGTCACAGCAAGTAATGCAGAGATCAAAGCTTGAATCCAAAGCGAGTTTGCAGCATTGGTTTCAATTAAAGCCTGTAATATTGAACCTGGGTTAAAATCAGTAAATACGCTGGATGCCGCTGACAAAGTGTTTTGTTGATTACTTACAAGTTGATTAAAACTTAAAATCGGCAATGGCATAATTAAAACCCTACATTAAAATTGAGCGTAATGGGCTGCTGTGTTGGATTAAGATAATAATTGATTTGGCAATAAAGGCCATTAGAAATCGTCTGCAAAAGTATAACTGGCGCTGGATTCTGCGCAACGGAGCTTTCGAGGTTAATTTGAGATTGTATTAGAGACTTAATCTGCAAAAACAAATCTTCGTTCAAAGCTTGACCAATATATGATGGAATTCCCGCGCCATAATCAGTATGCCATATGTACCCATTAATGGATGTTAGAAGTCGCCTAAGAACCCTTTGTTGGCTACGCGTTGCACCACTTACAACACTAAGATCATGCGTAGGAGATGCCTGGATATCATTTCCGAACTCATGATTAATGTCATACAAAATAGAAGGTATGCTCGGTAAGCTGTTTTGACCGCTTTGCATGGCGAAGTCCTTTCGTAGTGCAATTTAATGGCATTTTACATGAAATATTAAGGGAATGACATTTTGATTAAATAACAGTACCGAAACCCAACTAAAAAATGAGAAGTAACGGTACTGTGACAGTTAAATCCTTCTACCCCATTCTTAGGCTTTATTAATCAAAAGGATTCATACTAATGCAACTCGATGAATTACGAATCGTTCGTTTTAAAAGTCTTAGAAAAATATTTTTTGGGGATGACATTTCAAGATCAAGCATCGACCGTTGGGAACGCGCCGGGAATTTTCCGAAAAGGATACAACTTGGGCGCGGTTCTGTTGGTTGGCGTGTTAACGAAATAAAGAAGTGGTTAGAGACAAGAAGTATTGTTGATACTAAATAATCTCATGAAATATTTATTATTTACCTTTCTTTCCTTGATGCTGCCTATCGTAATAAGGGTTAGCCCACCAGCGCAAGCCAGTGGGCAACACGGAAAGATTATACATATTGACTATTAATAGAACAACTGTTGTTTCACAAAAATGTTCCACAGAGAACATTAATTCGCTTTCACGTTTGTCGTTTGATCTGCTGAAGTTAACTGAGGTGTAGGCGTACTTGTTGGCCCTGTAAAAGCACCGGTGTGAGTATGTGAGTTATAAATAGAGCTTGCTGCACCTGTTAGCAATGGTGTCAATGTCCCCATGATATCCCCAAGATTAACAGCACCCGAGATATTCGCCGTAGTTGCGGTAATATTTGCCGTTGTTGCTGTGATATTCACTACAGGGGCGCTTATATCGATTTCTACAGTACTGTGTATTGCTATTTTGTCGTCATTCGTGAACTTAAGATAACTACCATCAGGACGGAAAAACCACCATTCACCACTTGGCACACTTTGCCCTGGCTGACCTGTATAAGCAAAGAGCGATATGTAGCCGACTTGCTGGCTTGCTTCTTGGAAATGCACCAAACAAAGGTCATTGAGATTGGGTGCTGGATACCAACCTACTGTAGGCACACAAATTGGCAAATAACCTGTAGTCAATGGAACGCTTGTGGGATCGGTCGGATCAGCCGCGTAAAGCATCACCTGCGCCGAAAAAGACACAGGATCATAGGTAATAATCTGCCCTAGCACAGTATTCGCTATGCTATTACTTTGTATTGAGGATTGTATCCTCATAACGTTGAGAAATTTGTCTATGATTTGCGCTATCTCCCACTATAAATAAAATTCCAGGGGTCTTAAGAATGATAAAATACCCCTATTAAGACCCCATTATTTTATCATTTTTTTTTGCTATTAATATATGCAAGCATTAAAGATTAACCTCAGTATCCACGGAATGATTTTTTCCCTGCAATTGCTGCATAAACCCTTCTCGATAATTCAAACGGCGGTAGGTTACATCGGCGTAATAAAATTGGTCAAAACTTGTGCCTGTGCCACGCACTTGAATAATAGAATCTTTTCGAAGAGTTATATCACCTGGCATCGTTACATCAATAATAACCTCATGAAGCGTAATATTTGAAAGCAATTGATTAGCTGTATTCTGCGCCTGTTCTCGCGTTAATCCAGGACGAATAAACGTATAAGTCTGAGGCGCACCAACAAAACTAGGCACATTATGCAGATAAGGCCGAGTACGACGTGTTGCTTGTGCGGTCACCGTGAACGCTTTTCCAGATAAAGGATTAAAAGGCACTTTAACAAGCACCTTAACATCGCGAGCAAGCGTCAAGGAACGTCTAAACTTTATATCCATACCGTTGAACTGAGGGCTTGCGTTAGTGGCGCTAGGCGCTTGATATTGGATAATGAAAGCACTATTAGCATCTTGCTTAGGATAAGGTTCAAAAACTAAAGTGTCATTCCGGAGAAACACTACAAAACCCGACTGTTGAGCAACATAAGTTAGTAAGTCCCACTCTGTAATTTCTTTCGTAACCAAAACATTATTGTTAGCAAAGATAACACCAACAAGTTCAGTCGTAGGCGTTATTTGTGCTTTTAGTTGATGCTTTGTTGCTAACAATTGCGCTACTTGAGAAGCCGTATAACTTGGATATTTCTGCGAAGATTTAGTGTCAATTAGTCGAGCCGATAAATCACGCCCTGAAATCGTGACAGTTGCTTTTAATGGATCAATATCTAAAAGATCAACGACGCCGACCATGAATAATTCAAGATCAGCCGTCCCGTAAGAATCAGGATTTTTCGGAAATCCAATCCAGATTTTTACGGTCATTTCTACGGTCGATGACCAATAATTAAAATTCAAAGTTGGATTTTGGTTATTAAGAGGAATTGTCACAAGATAATTATCAGCAACATAAAATGTAGTTGTTTGTACTTCAATGTCAGTCCAATAAACCGAAATTCCATTAATTTGCACAATAGCGCGAGGCTGTCTGGCCTGACTTGCGAAAGGCGAATTAGAATATGTTGAATAGCTTGAAGTTAACATTTTTTTCCTCTATATTCTCGACGTGAAAAACAACCGTAACTCCTTTTTTGTTACATGGGCTGAAAGTCGCGATTGTACTCCCTGTAATCTGATGCATCATTTTATATAGTGCCTTTAGATACCGCGTTGATCTAAGTTTCTATCCTTGTTCTTGGATAGCGCGGGATGCCTTAACTAGATAGAATCCCCCCACTTGGCAATCCTGGTTGCTGAGGAATCACAAGATTAACTATTCTCTGTACCAAAACTTTCGGATCAACAATAAAACCCGATGGAAAGATAATCGTATTATTTATAGCAAACCCACCCGGTATCAAATTAGCGATATTAGTTGCGATACTTGCTAAAGTATCTATTGCGCTCACGTTATAAACATAAACTATAGTATTAACCGTCAATATGATTGTCTGAGGTGAAATCGGTATTCCTGTAAATGTTAATGTTGGATTAGGCGGTGCTGGTAAAAATGCAACGGTAATTGTCGCCTCGATAAATGGATCACTTAATCCGTTAGCATTTGCAATGGTCGTCCACTGGGTTGCATCACCATATTGTACTGCTGCTATCTGATAAAGATTAGCATTGGTCACGCTAATAACCTGTCCTATAGTTCCTGACTCGATCAAAGCAATATTCAACAACATGCCTTGCAACACACCATTAAGCGTATAAAGCTGATTAAGCGCGGTAAGATCACTAGCTTGTTGATCCATTGGTTCACTCATAGCGGAAATAACCTCGTAGAAATTGTTCCTATGGTACTAGTAACGGCACTTTGCGCACCTAAAATGGATTGTATTACAGGCGCAAGCGCACCCGTAGTAGCATTTTGCAACGATGGAATATTTTGTATGGCGGCGCTCACAAGAGCCATTGCAGCTAATACGCTGGCATTATTAATCAAAAATGCAAGGTCATTTGCTTCTGTAAGCTGATTAGTAATCGCATCGTTATAACCAACCGGCAACAAAACTTGCAATGGTAAATTTAAGTTTTGTACCACCGTACAAGTTATTGAGTACGGCATTTGATATGTTCTTTCAAACGAACACTTAAAATCTTTAATGATCACCTGAAAACTAAAGTTAGCAAACGTCAAAGGTATTGCTGCACCTAAACATCGCATTTGATCGAGAAATTGGGCACGTTGTGTTGCAGTTGCCCCGAAGAACAAGCCAGACCATGAGATATCATCGTCAACACGACCCATTGCATCGATAATGCGTTGGCCGCCTACTAGCTGCTTTACTGATAAAGCTTGCGTCCCACCAAAGTTTATTTTTTCTGGTATCTCAAAATTTGCGAAAGTTACCGCACCTAATGTGAGGAATACTGGCATTATTGATTACCCCCACTGTAAGGACTAGGAAAAGCAGTGCTTAATTGATTAACACCTGACTGACCTTGTTGAGCAATTAAAATCCCATGCAATGATTTTGAAGCAGTATTCCATAAAACAGACCCGACTTTCTGAGAGTCTAAAAATACATCTCCTGTATTAGAAGCATTTGATTGCTTCGTCGATCCTGAAACAACATCAGGTTTTTCGTGAAGATAATTATAACCTGCTGACAACAACCCACCACCAGGAATAGCTTGTAATAAAGATGATCCGGTTCCTGATATAGTATTTTTTATTAAAGCTTGGTTAGACGAAATAAATCTAGCCATTGTTTCAAAAATACTAGCTAATTTATTCATTCCATCAATAATAGTTGGACTAGTTAAATCATTAACTGATTTAGCAAATGAATCAAAAGACTTTGATAATCTTAATTGCGCTCCAAGTTGCGTATGTGAAAATATTCCACTAATCCCTTCACCTTTTGGAAGTCCGGCAATAAGTGATCTTTCTCTTGTTATTTTATCCATATTTTTAATTAAAAGAGACATCAATGTACCGAATGTCCTAGGAAAAGATGACATTGTTTCTGTTATTATCCCAGAATCGCTAGTAACACCTTTTCTAGCTAATTGACCTAACCATATTTGTGCAAATTGTGATGGATCAGTTTGAATTAATTCTAAATATTTTTGATTCATTCGATTAGCTTTATCATCCCATAAACCGAATTTTTTTAAATTATTTACCTGATAACGAGCAAAATTTGATATTTTTGGATTGCTAAACGCCCGTAGGCCGGTCGTAAGTGCTGTCCCTGTTTTAGAGCCGCCATATTCTTGCATAACAGGTTCTAATGACAAATAACCTTCTGGCGTTAAACGAGAAGCTGCGCCAGCCGCTTGACGCATAAAAGCACGCTGCTCGGACGGCATTATTGATCCACCAGAAAGTGCAGTCATTTGCAAAACAGTAGTTAATGCTTGCGCTACTTTCGCAGGATTAGAACCGCCTATCATTTCTGCTGTACGTATAGAATCTTGAACTTGTTTTTTTGTCATACCTCCATACATTGCTGAAGCATATTTATTTTGAGCAATTATTGGAGATAAAACTTTCGCCATTGTAAAACTTTGCGTTGCCATTTGAGCATCGACGAACGCTTCTAATTGATCAGATTGCGATTGACCAGGTTTCGCTTGCGAAGTAAATTTTCTAACAAAATCAAGTTGCGAAGGTGAATACCCCATTGCTGATAATTGTCCCAAACTTCGAGAATATTCTAAACCTTGATGCCAACCTCTTTTTTCAATAGCTATTGCCCCCGCCGCTACTCCTGCGCCTGCCATCATAGAAGGATTATATAAACCTAACCCCCCAGCTAGACCACCAGTAAAATTCCCCATCATTCCTTTACCACCACCTCTAACGCCACCGCCACCAAAACCTCTACCTACACCAATTGCTGACATTTTCTCACCAGAAACCAATGCAGCATTACCTAACATATTTAATCTTACACGCGCATTTTCAGCTTTCATGCTCATGCGGTCTAATCTGCGTTCAGTGTTTCCAGTACGAGAATTAAATGTTGCAAAACCTTCATTCATTCGTGGCATAGTTGCAGATAAAGTTTTGAATTGCACAACGGTCGTTGCTAACAACGGATTAGTTGCAGCAATGATTCTTTGAAATTGCTCAAAATGACGATTCATTGCAGGTAATTTTGAATTTATTATTTTCATTTGATCAGAAAGTTTTTTAGCCGCAGTCGCTATACTGCTCATTTTCTTTTGAGCATCACCCGTAATAGTGAGATTCGCCGCTATCTTATAAGCTTCTATCATAATTTTTTCTCAATTTTAAAAACCGCAGATTTTTGTATTAACCAATACAAAAGAAAATCACTCAACACCTTCTCAAGTGCTATTTTACTTTTAAACATAGCCAATCCCAAAAATGAACGTTGAGGTAAATTTCTATGTGGCGCACCCAATTCATGATCAATCGAAACCGGATCAGATGACCCAATAAATACTTGATTTAAAACTACAGAATAACTAATGGAGTCATGAAGAACACCGGTTCTAAATAAAGGGTTAAACTCTTCATTAAATACGAATCCTTTAGCGGTTTTTTCTACTTTGGTGATAGGCGCTAATTCTTTCCAAGAAGGAATAGAGTAACTTCCGCTCTGCAAGTGACCGATCATTGATTTTGAATATTCTTCGAGATATGCGCCAATTTCAACTAAAACTGAATGCTGATATCTTTGGTGGCTATCTGCCACTTTTTGCATGAAGTTAGAAAATTGTTCAAAGTTAAAATGTCTGACGTTCATCTTGTTACCTCGTCAAAACGGTTAGTATGGAAATTATATTTTCTACCACTTTCCATTTCATTAAACACGATGCACCAAGCATAACGAATAGTATCTTCCACTTCGAACGCAACATCGAATGGCACTCCTTTACTTACAAGATATAGTGCCTCTCGCGTTGGGGAATGCTCAACTATTTTTTTGCGCTTTCGTTCGCCTCCTGCTCTGTTTTAGCAAGCTCGTATTTGGCCAAACCTTCATTAACTGCTGCTAAACCATGGTCGTCTAAACGTTGCAACATCATCCGAAATTCAGAGTATGTTTTAGGGCAAGTCATCAATTGACCATCAATCATACCCACATACAAAACATTATAAGCCATCCCTAAGCAAGCAGTATTTTTTGAATCATCCCCTAATGCTTTCATTAAGTCATAAGTGTCTAACAAAGACGGCTTCCGTAATTTAATAACACGTCCAACATTATCAATAACTTCTTGCCCATCATAAGGTGCTTTTACCACTCTTTCACTTGCCTTTGTCATTCAATACCCTATTAAACTAATTCTAAACGGCGTGATGCCATGAATGTAATATTTTGCTTAACAATTTCAGTACCTGACCAATTGCCAGCGCTTTCAAATGTTAAAACGACATTCGTATACTGGTACTGACTTAATATTCCGCTTGTTTCAGTAATCGTTTCGTTGATAACGATAGGCAGTTGATCCACCCCTTGATAATAAGATGCTTCTTGTAATGCAAAATAGTTATCTTGGAAATTACTGCTACGCTGTAATGTGAAACTACCAGACCAGCCCTCGTGAAACTTTGGGTGCCTTACTGTGCCGTCAATTGCGATTTCTTTACCTACAACCGCGTCTTCTTTTGCTGTGAAATTTTCAATAATCACAAATTGTTCCACGCCGTTAATATCGACGAATACAAGTTTATGATCTATACCAGTTGATAAGCCATTAGCGGGCATAATACACGCTCCTTATGTTAGTTAAGCAACAAGCTGCGCTGGCAAGACTTGTACTTGAACGGATTGACCGGCCTGTAAATTGATAACGAAACGTTGAATGATACTTAATAATGTTACTGTAACATCGGCCTGCATGAAACCTAGTGCAACACGATTCGGCGGATTGTTTGTCGCATCAAGTACAACACGGAATGCTTGAGAGCCATTAACTGTTCCAATGCTGCCAAGAGCAACAAGATTCTGCAAGAAGGTTTGTAACGTATTTCTAGCTTGCTGCTGTACTGTTACAGTTTGTGGCAACCCAATAAACGCACCTAAACCTTGATTGAAGGTTAAGGCTAGAAAATTAATCATGCGCGTATAGTTATCGCCATTTGTTGTAATACTTGCACTTGTATTGCAACCTAAACGCACGCCGAAAACTGGCGCATTAGGTGATAACGGAATTGGGCTAGTAACCACGTCAATTCCATTCTCAAGCATTACTAATAAATCAGCATCAGAATAAACTTGATTAGCTTGTGTTTTTTGGGTTCCCACAATGCCATTCATTTGTTTATTTAGTGAAGAACCACTTGGATCTAATGTAGCTAGAATACCAGCAACAAACCCAGGCGAAGAAACATAACGATTCACGTTATTGAATGGATCACTGATTAATACCCAATCACCCATCATCAATTTAAACGCATAACTTGCAACGCCGGATGCTAATTTAAGAGCAACCGCACTACCACTACCAGAAATATTATTGAAATATCCTGCTGCCATGGTGCCAATCATATAAATCTGAGCATTTAACCCAAATGCAACTTGGCTTGTCCATTTGCTTGAATCGGTTTGATCCGCTAGTACACCAATACTCGCATTCGTGTTGCGTAATGCATACATGCCAGTGCGAGGATACGTAACTCCATTAATCGTTGTCTGAGCGTCAACACCTATCAGTGTCGCATCAGTAACACCAGCATTACCATTTGTTCCGTTAGCAAAAGAATAGGTAATAAGATTAGGAAGCGCGCTAGAACCGGACGTTAAAACTAATGTACCTAATGCGCCAGAACCTCCGCCACCGCTAACAACTAAGCCAGACGAAGCAGAATAACCCGTACCACCTGCGCTAACAGTTACAGATAATAATCCCCACGAAACATTAAATGTTGCGCCTACTCCAGAGCCAGATGTTGTT